CATCTTCCATATGTGCAAAGTAAAAGCACTTGTCTTTTGCAACTACATCACACGGATCGCCATACTTCTTCTTAAACTTTCGTAGTGTGGCTACATCTTCGGTAGGGTATGATCTTTCTACCACTTGTCTTGCAAGTTCAAAAGCACTTTGCTGTTCGGCATTAAAGTTTTCTCTTGCCATCAGAAATGCTTGTCGTTCTTGCGTGTCCTCTTTTTCAAAGACATCTTTTATTCTACCAAATAATTTATTTCTATATTCGGTATTCATACGTATTTTTGACATTATGTCCTTTCTGTTAGTGTTATTAATAATCCCACATTATCCTCTTGACATTTGTTTGTCAAGTCTTATATTGAGTTAGGAATACAGGAGACTTAAAGTTATAAAGGTAAAACCCCCTGTAGTCCTTTCGGGTCAATGTGGACTGGGATTAAGCCTCCATCCACCTTGAGCCCTGACCTGTTATTTGTGTACGATACAGTTTGCAAGCTGGTAACAGGTCTGGGGTCAAGATTGATTACAGCAAGGCGGACGCGTTCGCCCCTGTAATCTGAGACCAAACTTGAGCCCTGATCTCTCCGCCTGGATGTAAACGCGCGCAGGTACGAAGGAGAGATCTGGGGTCAAGCACATAGTTAATTACTATTAGGCCCTGGTGCACCGGTAAACAATTGCCGCTGGGCCTCAGCGTACTTGGCCTGGTCCTACTCTCTTTGTGAGCAAGCTTCGGCCTATCACAAATGACAAGTAGGACCAAGCAACAAGCTTCAAGCAGGGTGGGCCCGCCCTATAATGTACAAGGGTCCAAGAATAAAAAGTTGACAAGCAGCTCAGGCTAGGATAGTCTGGGACCATTAACAGAAAGGAAAAAAATGAGTGCAATTAGAAAGAGTGAGACATGTGAAGAGCAGCTTCGCAGGATGTGTAAGAACATTGCGGATAGCATCACTAACCCGGATCCAAAGTTTATTGGACCTGAAGACGAGGAACCCAGGCAGGAGACAGCCAGCGACTGGATGGAAGGAACCTACGACATTCGTTACATCGTGGACAGGGAGAAGCGTTACTACAGTGCAGAGCTGCTGGTAGCAGGTGGTGGCCCGACTATATGGGTAAGCCTGAATGAGATGATGGTCCAGGGCTATTGGGGTTCCGACCGTGTGAATGAACCATTCATAGACAACTTAGGACTAGATGATTATTGCGAAGAGATGTATGGCTGCTCCTAGAAAGTACGAACATATCATAACCAAGATCCACAACGCCTGGTGCCGGGACAACGGTTATCCGGAGCGCAAGCCTTCAAGCAGAGTGCATATGGCCGGTAGGCCCAGGGCACAAGGTTCAAGCTTCAAGCCTTCCCTCACAAGATCCAAGATCCGAGAACCAGAGTACAAGCGATAGGATCCAAGCCCAAGGGAGCAAGCAACAAGCACAAAGGTACAAGCAGGGTGTTTCATGTGAAATGAAATCTGATGAGGGGAAAGCCTCACAGACTTACCTTTTGTTACCTTAAGCTCAAGCGTGAAAAAGGTTCCTTTTTTATTTTGGCACAAACAATCTGGGGTGCCAAGTAATGCACGATTCTCAATACGAATAAACGAAATTGTACTAAAATTTTTCTTTAGTTTTTTATATAGGTTTGACTCTTTCACGGGTGGTCTGAGGTGTGGGTAATGAGGCTATAATTTTTTAATAACATCACCCATAACAAGCGTAGGTTTTTCTGCTCTTAGAACTAATCTATGTGTCTCGCGTGTACCCAAAATTTTATTCTCCAACAACATCATAGCTGTTAAATCATACATCTCGCCATTAGGTAATTCTATTTGAACCCTTGCATGTTGACATACTGGGGACTTCATGAACTTATCCAACGCCATTCTTAATTGCTTTCCGCTTACCATTCTGACTTGTAATATACTATATATGGGATATATTGCAAGTATGAGCGAATATGAAAAGGCTAGTAAATACAGCCCAATACCCAAAGATAAATATGGACTGCAGGAGTTAACACAAATGCAACGTGCATTCTGTGAGTACCTGGTCATGAACGAGGGTAGATGTACAAACAAAGACGCAGCCTTGCACGCTGGATACAGCCCAAAGAGAGCATCAGTAGAAGCATCAGAACTTATGAAGTTACCTCATGTTCAGGCCTATCTGACTAGACGTATGAACGAGGTAAACAAAGCCTTTGTGGTTAACAGGGCTAACTTTGTTAAGCGTCAAATAAATATATCACATAAATTAGAGAAAGAGGGTAAGACTGAGAAGACTGCCGCATTCGAAGCCATGATAGGTAAAGCCATGGGTATATTCATAGACAGAAAAGAGATTGTAACGAGAGATCTGACAGCGGAAGATAAATTGAAACGTATGGAAGAACTACGTAAGCAGGCCGAGAAGATGAAGAAAGTAAACGATCTGATTAAAGAATAACCTTATCCATTTTAACTATACAACCCATCGGAAATACATTACGGTCTGAAAATACTTCGTCGTTCTCATCGTACGAACTAAACGTCCAAAGAAACTTTTTAGTTTTTTTATATACGTATGCTTGCGATACCATCTTCGCACATTCAAACTTATCAAACTCTTCTGGTGTGTTATGCCCCGCGTCGCCAGTGATATCGAGCCACTTGATTGAGTAGAAGTAA